TAATCACTTAGAAGCCCGAAGGTCGTTCAAAGGTGCAGACAGTAAGGAGTCTGCTTCCTTGGGCCCCAGGCATGGGAGTTCCAATTACCCATGCACTGGAATCTGGTGGCAGTTCGTCTGCTGTGCGGCGGCGTCCCCTGAACAACGGGGAGTTTCCAGGCACCGACGGGATCTCCACATCTCTGATGCCAACAACGTCAGTAATACGACGTAGAAGGTCAGAGGGCACCCATCTGGGTGTAGCGTGGTCGTCCTTGAGGAGCCTGGTGCCAATGTGTATGGAATAAGATGGAATAAGGTAATCCACCTTAGACACGTAGTATTTCATACGTGTCCGTTGTCCATATGTTCGGAATGTCCACATGCTAGTACGGTGTTTAGCCGTCTTTGCAGTGTAGCACTCCCTACCATGAGGAACTCCGATTAGGTCGCACTTGCAATGTTTAGCAAGTGTAACTTCGGACGTCCTATGATAGTAGACTTCACCTTCCCAGTCACCCAACAGGTGACCGTCTCCATAACCATCGGGTCCAAAAACCCTAAAGTCATGGGGAATTAAGTCTAAGAACCATCCGGCCGCCTCGAAGTCTCCACAACGGTAGTAATGATTGTGGAGGAGATAGAGGCGTCGGTATGACATATTTCCGCGCAGAAACGCAGGCCTTACTGCATATCCCGAATACCAATCTGCACCGCAGCTTTCACGGAAGGGACCATGAGCAAAACTCTTTTTTGAGTTCACCTCAAGTCCTAGATCCCGCAGAACATCGCGGAAGAAATCGAAAGCAGCAGCTGGGATGATAATATCATCACCATAGGTGGAAACTGGTCCGACAATCCCTAGATACTCCATCGTTGCCTCAGCGAGGCAGTGAAACGTGATGGATTCGACGGGAAAAGTCGTTCCGTTGCCCATCCCAGCGTACGCCTGCATATGGAAAGTTGTTCCTTCATATGAGGTGTACCCGGACCGAATCGAGACTAAGGTCTCGAACCAGTCTGGGGGCCAGGTGTGCTCGACAAGCCCGAGGGCTAGAAGTCCACTTGCATTGGTAAGGTCGACGGTTGCAATCCCGCCTGTTATAGACCCGAGGCGTGCCAGTTCCCTGTTACGGGACTGGTCGCTGAGGTCGATACCTGCACGTTTACAGCGAGCGCGGAGGCAATCACCGTACCCATTCTGAACGAATTTGTTCATGTCGGGTTCGATGGTTATAATCCGCATTGCTGTAGCGTCCTTCGAGACGAAGTCCAATCGTGACCTGTGAACGGTCAACAGAAAGGAGTCTGTAGAACTACAATCCTCCATTAGGAATGATCGCAATCCAGGGACAGTCGCTAGGATCCTGCCAAGAAGCGGATCACCAGCCAACTCTTCACTGCAATGACTCAATCTCGCTATTAGTCTGCGGATTTCTGAGTCTTTTTTCTTCGTACTTGTCGAAGCGCCACCAGGACTAAAGCGATACCG